GAAAGTGTGAGGTAAATATGATCCCTATCGCTGCGCTACTCTCCATCGGGGAAAAAGTCCTCGACAAGGTGATCCCAGACCCCAACGCCAAGGCGCAAGCCCAAGCCAAACTCATGGAGATGGCACAGAAAGGTCAACTGGCTGAATTAGAAGCACTGGGTAAAGAGATGGAATCCGCCCGTAACAGGGAAGTCCAGATTGCTACCAGCGAGTTTGCCCCCATGCTCAATAAAATCGTCACCCCGATTCTGGCTTTGGGTACGGTTGCGCTGACCTTCATTCTCTACGGCATTATTATCTTTACCGACGTGGACGAGCAGTCCAAAGACATCCTGATTTATGTTCTTGGTGCGCTGACTTCTGCAGTCACGATGGTGCTTGGCTACTACTTCGGGTCTTCTGCCGGTTCTAAGGAAAAGAGCGCCCAACTTGACGAGATACTGGATAAGAAGAAATGAATTTGACCAAAAACTTCACCCTTGAGGAAATGATTAAGAGCGAGACCGCCCTGCGTCACGACATGGATAACACACCGGGAGAGAACGAAATTGGCAACATTAAGTTACTTTGTGAGAAAGTTCTTCAGCCCGTCAGGGATCACTTTGGTAAGGGTGTTAAGGTCAACTCCGGATTCAGGCACCCAGACGTTAATGCCAAAGTTGGAGGAAGTCGTACGTCAGACCATACACGGGGGCAGGCAGCGGATATTGAGATTCCCGGTGTACCCAACGCAGAACTAGCCGAGTGGATTAAAGACAACCTTGATTACCGACAGTTAATCCTTGAGTTTTATACTCCCGGAGTGCCTGATTCAGGCTGGGTGCATGTCTCCTACGTCGCCGAGGACAACAAAAAAGAAGTCCTGACCGCTACGAAAAAGGACGGTAAGACTGTGTACTTGCCTGGGTTAATTGCCTAATAGAGGTGTGAGATGCCGTTACTTCGACTTGCTTTTAAGCCAGGGATTGATAAGCAGAACACCGAGTATGGTGCCGAAGGCGGCTGGATTGATTCTGACTATGTTCGTTTCCGTTATGGTCTACCCGAGAAAATTTTTGGATGGCAAAATTTTGCCCAAATAGAAACTTACCTCGTCGGCAAAGCTACAGACATTTTAGCTTGGAACAGTTTGGCTGGGGTGCCTTATTTGGCTGTAGCAACGTCTAGAAAACTCTATGTATTTACGGGGGGTGGCTGGTATGACATTACTCCTATACAGGAAACCAAGACTGGAATAACGTTTACCACCACAAATGGTTCAACTACCGTTACAGTTAATGCGAGTAGTCATGGGTTAACTGCAGGGGACTTTGTTATATTTGGCCCCGTTACTGGAGATCCTGGAGGCATTTCAAACGCCAGTTTGACTAATCAATTTCAAGTTCAGACCGTCCCCAGCGGAAGCACGTTTACGATAATTTCCCCAACTGCCGCTTCTTCTACAGCGGTTGCCGCTGGAAGTGCCACTGGGAAATTTCAAATTCCTGTGGGCTCAGAGATTTCTTACTTTGACTTTGGCTGGGGCGTTGGAGGCTTTGGTGTTTCCCCATATGGCGAACCCGTTCCTGCGGTTGGTGGTTTTGCGCTTTCTGCCCGCGTGTGGCAATTGGACCTGTATGGCGAGAATTTGATTGCTCAAATTAACAACGGAAAGATTTATCAGTGGAGTCCTAGCACAAGTGGAGTTAGTACGCCAGCGTCAATTATTGTCGGTGCGCCGACCAAAAATAACTTTGCTTTGGTATCTACTCCTGATCGTCATTTGGTTGTGTGCGGCACAGAAGGAACGATTGGTGATTCGACCACATTCGATCCAATGTTAGTTAGATTCTCCAGTCAAGAGGACATTGGTAATTTTACTGAGTCTGTCACCAATACTGCTGGCGGGCAAAGATTAACGGACGGCAACAAAATTCTTTCTGCGCTTCGTTCTCGTGGTCAGATCTTACTCTTTACTGACACATCTTTGCATGGCATGCAGTTTATTGGCCCACCGTACACTTTTGGCTTCCAGCAACTTGGATCAAACTGCGGAATTATCAGCCCGCATGGAGCGGTCGACATTAATGGTGTAACACTGTGGATGGGGCAAGAGGACTTTTTTGTTTTTGACGGTACGGTCAAAAAATTGCCTTGCACGGTCCAAGACTATGTGTTCAAGAACATAAATTTAGTGCAAGGCGCACAGGTTTATGCAGGTTCAAATGGACTGTTTAACGAAGTAACGTGGTGGTATTGCACGTCGGATTCCTTGTTGCCCAATCGTTTTGTGACTTTTAATTATCTTGAAAATACGTGGCACACGGGATCCATGGCTCGAACTGCTTGGGCAGACGTTGGGGCATACCCGCTTCCTACTGCAGCCAAATATGAATCTACAAATAACAGTGCCCCTCCGGGATCTACAATTTATGGTTTGACTGTTGGACGTAGCCGGATATATACACAAGAGCTAGGGTACACGGACAACGGTTCACCGATCGTTGCTTACTTGCAATCTGGTTATTTTGACATTGGTGATGGCGAAAACCTGATGTACGTCAAGCGTTTTGTCCCTGACTACAAGCAGCAACTTGGCGACATTGTGGTTCAGATAAAACTTCGAGCATATCCCTTGGCTACTGCAACGATTAGCTCCCTTGATCCGTATACGGTAACTCCAACTACGCAAAAGATTGATACACGAGCTCGTGGCCGGCAGGTCTCTTTGCTTATGACAAGTTCCCAGCTTCAATCTTGGTGGCGTTTTGGAACGATGCGTATTGATCTACAGCCCGATGGCTTGCGATGAGCAAAATTAATAACGTTCGCCTTCCTAACGCTGCCTCAGCGCAATATGATCCTGGGCAATTTAATCAGCTTGTCCGATCACTTGAGCAGATTATTCTTCAGCTCAATACGTCCTATGCTTCGGTCATCAACGAAAATACTGCCGCAGCGCAATTATTTTTTACTAATGCGGCTGGGGCAGCGGGTTTTGCTGGGAACGTAAGGGGGCCTCAATTTAGCAATGGGATCATGTTGCCCTATGCCATGTTAATGTCAGACCAAGATCAATCTAGTGCGGGAACTACTTCTGAAAATTTAGTAACTTACAACAAATTTATTCTTACTAATGGAATAGATGTTGTTGACAACACCAAAATAAAAGTTTCTTGTTCTGGACAGTATCTAGTAACGGTGTCCCTACAGGTTGTTAACCAAGATAATGCAACAGGAGAATTTGAGCTTTGGGTCAAAAACACGGGGCAAAATTTTCCTTTAAGCAACACACGGTTTGATTTAGCTGCTAGAAAAAGCGTCAGCGTTTGGTCGCACATAGTTGCTACAATGACGGGAGTTTTTACGGTCAGCGACCCTGCCGTGGAATATCTCGAAATGGCTTGGTGGTCGGATCGTTCAGGTGCATATTTAGAGCACTATGGACCAGGGACCAACCCTGTTCGGCCGTCTATACCTTCGGTTATTTTGACCATAAACTTTATTTCTGCGACCGGTGGAAGTTCGAATAACCCAGTTGCTCGAGTTAATGCTGGGGGTGTTTCTGCCATTGGTCAAGTCGGTTCAGTCAACGTAACGGTGTAATCATGGCTAACAAATATCTTCGTAAGTACTTGATTTCTCAAGCAAATACTCCGGTGACTCTTTACACCGTCCCGGCTGCCAACTCTGCTTTGTTGTCTTCTTTGCGTGTTACGAATAGCAACACGGTAGACGCAAACATTAGTGTTACGGCCTCTCCCACGGGGGGTGCAGGGCACAAACTCTTGGATCAGTACCTTTTGCCGGTGGACGCCACCATGGATGTGTTTAGCGGGGTACCACTTGTTTTGGAAACTGAGGATTCTATTACGTTGGAGGCCACGGAGGACGATGTGGTCTTTTGGTTATCCTATTTAGAAGTGGACAGAACCTGATGATTTGTCGCATAATAAATGCCAATTCCGCGTCCATTCCGGCCGCGCAGCCCCATGTGGCTATTGGCACGAACCGGAAAGGAATTGAAAATGGCCGCTGAAGGAATCATGACACTCGCTCAGCCGAGCGCCCCCCAAGGACCAATGCCCACTGCTCCTCAGCAAATGGATCCTGCTATGCAACAGCAAGCAATGCAGGCATTCATGGACCAGGATCCAAAGGAGTTTGAGCAAGGCGTTGATGAAAATATTGCAGAAGATCCTGCGCTTGCTCAGCAGCTTCAGCAAATTCTTTCTACCATGGGGCTTACGCAAGAAGTCAAGGATGCCCTTCTCACAGTTATTGACGCTATTTTTGAAAACCCGGGCGAGTACGCTGAGATTCGTCAAGAGCTTTTGGCTGCAGGGTTCCCAGAAGAGCTTCTCCCTGAAAATCTCGACATCGAGTTCTTTTCTACTCTTCGATTTGCGTTGCTTCGTGCTCCTGTATCCGAGCCCGTTCAACAGTTTAGAGATGGTGGCCCTGTATCACTAAAGCCCGTTGCACAGTTCTTGCAAGAGCAAGGACGTAATGGGGATACCTTGCTGGCTCACATTAATCCTCAAGAAGCTGCCATGCTTAAGCGCATGGGGGGTTCGGGAACAATTAATCCAGTTACCGGATTACGGGAATACAACTTTTTTAAGAAAGTAGGTAGAGCAGTTGAGAAAGGCGTTAAGAGTGTAGCCAAAACAGTTGTAAACGTAGTTAAGCCCGTGATCAACGCAGTTAAGGCTGTGGTTAAACCCATAACTGATGGCGTCAAAAAGCTTCTTTCCAACCCTATTATTCGCGGTGTCGCGACTGTTGCAGCGGCGGTGTTTTTTGCACCTATTGCTGCTCCTGTTCTTGCAGGATTTGGTATTACAGGTGCTGTTGCTACTGGCGTAACGGCCATGGCTACGACTACAGGTATTGGCCTGCTGGCTGGGGAAAAACCCAAGGATGCTCTCAAGCAAGGTCTTGCTGCGGGTGTAACGGCTGGGTTTATTGATTACGGTGCAACAAAGCTAGGCGACTTTTTTGCTTCTTCCCCTGTTGATCCAACAGGAGCTGGTAATGTCGGTGCTGCTGGGAATGTTCAAACTGCTGGGAATGTTCAAGCTCCTGGCGGGGTTGATAAATACTTGCAACCAGGAGCTAAGCCGACAGGGTTTGTTGAATTGCGCTCGGCTGCTAGCACGCCGCCTCCTCCTCCTCCTCCTCCGTCCTCGTCATACACAGGAATTCTTAACGCGCCTCCTCCTCCTCCTCCTCCTCCGACAGGGTTTTTTGATAAGGCCGTTAATGTCGCTAAAGACGTTGGTAAGGGTGCGCTTAAAACAGTTGGTGACATTGGCAAAACCGCTGCTACTACCATAGGTACGGGGTACTTGCTTCAACAACTAGGGGGCAAAGAGCCTCCACCTAATCCTGATGATGTCCCTGGTGGCGGGCCTACAGGAATGGATCTTCTTATGGAAGATCCCGCAAAATATGGCGTTACGATTGGGGACGTAAGCACTTCGTATATCAATCCACCTCTAGGACAGGGGACAAGTCCTACTGGAAACCAAGGGACACCATTTGGAACGGTGGCAAACATTAGCGTAGGAGCTCCTGTAGAGACAACGCCCTCTCCTGGTGTGACTCCTGGTTTGCCTAATGTGCCTTCTTCAATGCCATTCCAAGTGGCTACTCCTGACTTTTCCACGGCAATGTCCTCCACTCCTTCTTTTGAAAAATTTGGGCAAGCCACAGGGCCTTCTCCAGAAGAGTTGGCAAATCCTAATTCTCCTTTCTATAACCCGTTTGCTGCTCAATTGGCGATGATGAACACCTCCGCTCCAGCTCAGCCTCAAATACGGGCTTTTGCTAAAGGAGGCATTGTGTCTGTGCAAAAGTTTGCTAAAGGCGGAAAAGTTGTTGGGAGAACAGCTCGTGGCGCTCCAATATATGCCTCCAGCAAAACTGGTGGGCATAGCACTGCCGCTACAAAGACAAAAGCTCAACTAGAAGCCATGAACCGAGCAACGTCTTCACAAAAAACAAGAAGGCAAGAAGCGCAAAGACGTGCAGCTACAACTGAATCAACTCGAATAGCTCAAGAAAAAGCTGCACGGGAAAGGGCCGCACAAGCAGA